CCATAGTCAGTTGCTGAAATCAAAACATTTGCAAATGTTTGCATCTTTCTAGGAAGACCATCTGCACAAGTTACCGTCGGTCCATTAGTTGCATAAAAAGTATTAGAACCTATCACATCAATGTTTAATGCAATCGCAAATCGATCTACAATATCGGTATTTTCAATGATAAAAGATGCTTCTTCAATTCCATCCCCTCCCGAAATGTCAATTATTGATCCATCGGGATTGGTTGTAGAGGTATATCCAGAACCTCCATCTAATAAGTTAAATGTTAATACACCGTTAAAATTCGTGATGCTTGTCACAACTGCCTTTGCATTATCTCCTTGGTCAGTTGAAATTAAATCAACTTCATCACCAACTAAATATTTTCCACCCGCGGTGATAATTTCGACATTAGAAATGCCCGCCTCGACAATAGGAGAGTGACCAGTTCCTGTATCGGTTAACAGTCGGATTGGTTCATTGTGCCCAAACTTGCCTTTAATGTTTGAGAGGACAATCTGCATCAGATCTCTTCCTCTAACATTTTTTCTTACTATGTCTTCAACAAGTGCTTCTGCTTTAGATTCTTGTCCTTTGATTGTCTTGCCAATAAATTTGTAAGTATTTGGATCGAAAGTACTGACTAGATACCTATCCAATCTCCAATCACCGTCGGATATTTTTAAAATTTGATCAGCAGGAAATTCAACATCAATTTCTTCATTATAGATTGCTCTAAACAATAATCTATAAGATGCAAAAGTTCCTCTTGACCTATTAAAAGAATTAATGTATTTGACCATTAATCTTTTATTAGCAAATACTTCAAATGGAACTGAGGGTAAAAACGTATTAATAAAATATTCTAAATATTCGTCTAGAGTGGTGTTGATATCAGAGTAAGATTTCAGATTTCTTACTGCATCAGTCATCTTTCCGGATTCTTCCAGATAAGCATAGTATGCTTCAATAAAAGCAAGAAACTGTGGTCCTTCTTCTACATAAAAATCAGGAAATTGATTTTTTACTAAGGAAGATATTTTATCAATGGACATTAGATTGTTTCACCTATTAGTGATACAGAAGAAAATTCTTTGTCTATAATTAGAATTTGCTCCCTCACAGGAACGACATCTAGATTACTTGGTATTGCAGAAATTTTTAATTCTATCCCAACATATGCGGTTGGTGCAAAGTTTTCAATTTCAATTTTCCCTGTAGCATAGTCAATCGACCCAACTGAATCTAAGATAATTGTTTTTTGTTTCAAATCATTATATCTAAAAATTCTAATATTCCCAGAACCATCGTCATCTAAAAATGAAGAGAATCTTTGGAAAGTAAATTGTGTAGATTGTATGGTAGACGGTCTTAAAGAGTTATTGAAATTGACGATAACTTTTTCTTTTTTGTTTACATTTGGAGTGATTCTTTTTTCGATTTTTATAGTTGCTTCGTTATTTAAAATTACTCCAGTATCGATATTGTCCAATGCTCTAACGAATTTAGAATATCTTAATCTATTCCCAAACCTTTCCAAATTGTTTTCAGAAAATTTTGCGATAGCATCTAAAACTTTTTGTTTAATCGCACTAGTGGTATCAGTGGTTTTTGTTTTATTATAATAAGTTTTTATTTCGGGAATGATATATGTGTAATCTGCATCAACAAATATTGGATCAACTGCTAATGGAGTCCTGTCTTGAATCGTTTGTTTTAACTGATTCTTTCGTGTAATTGTTGCGAATTTTTCTGCAAATGGTTTGACAGCAATAATGACCTTCCCGTATTGCGCAGGAGTAGCATCTTGTCCACCAAATGAAATAACAGATTCAATGTCAGGATTTTCTGAAAGTATAATTCTAGAATAATCTTCTGCTATCACAGCTCTGTTTTGAGTTTGATAATTTCTTGGAGCGTTAAATTTAATGGAATCAATAGTTTCCTTTGGCCTTCCACCAGATGATGATTTGTTAACTGTTAAGGTTGCTTTTGTGTAATCAACCCCAATATTTAATGTGTCGACAGAAAACTGAGAAGCACCGTTAGTTTCATCACCATTGCAAACCAAGTAAGACACTTTAATAATGTTTCCAGATTTTAATGACTTCCCGAGAGACCCTGATCCAAAAACTAACTCATATTTTCCTTCGTATGCCTCTTCTAAAAAATAGACGGCAGAAGTTGAAAATACTTGCTTGATGTCTGTTGCTCTTACGTATTCCTGTTCAGTAGTATCAACATCAGATTCTTGTACAAACACGGTCAAACTAGTCATATCCAAACCTTCGTTAGGAATAACGAATCTTTGTTTTTTATTTCCTGTTACGGTAAATCGATGTGTTAAGGGGACACCTTCTTTGATTAGAATATCCTTCGTAAAAACATTATTGTTATTAGTTACTGTGAATGCTTCTGGTGTCACATAGGTGTATTGAATGTCGTCTATTGTTGTTGTAAATTTTGAGTTCTTAGGAATCGTAAATTGAGAAGTTGATGAAGCAACTCCAGTGAAAGCAAGGTTAACATTTGCAGTTGCACCGATTGCAGATACAGGGACATATCCAAGTTCTTTTGCTTTCGACACAACAGATTCTCTTTGTTGTGCGGTATCCAAAAACATTTCATTTGCCAACATGTTGACATAGTATGAATTGTAGTGTGTATTATAAGCCAACACATCTAAAAGAGTCGATATAGCAGACCCCTCAAAGTCATAATCTTTGAACTGTGTTTGAGTCGACAGAAACGACTTCATATTAGTTTTGATTTCTTCAAAATCTAATTCTGTGACTTTTAAATAACTATTTGCTGATGTTGCCATTATCGCACTCTTTCTAAAATTACGTCTAACACTACTGGATTCGGATCATTATTAACAAAGAATGCTACAGATATAGTTAAGGCATTCATTTCAGGTCTTTCTTCAACAAGAACCTCGATTACTTCTGCACGAGGTTCATAATTAGAAATGGTTTCTCTGATTGCATTTTCCATCTGTTGTTTTACTGGAGGAGTAAACAACTCAAACAAAAAATATCTAATAGAACATCCAATCTCAGGTTTGAATGGACGTTCGTAGTAATCTGTAAGTATCAGAGATTTGACAGATTGTTTTACTGCATCTCTATTTTGTTTTCGTGACAATCTTTTTGTTACAGGGTGCTGTACAAAAGATAAATCAAGATCACTAAAAATTGCATCTGTCATATCTCTTCTCTATTTATTCCGTATTTTTTTGATTTTGAATTTCTGCACGTCTCTCTTTACATAACTTAGAAATCTCTGCAAGTGCCTTACGTGCACGTGTACCTGCTGATTTATTTCCTTGTTCAAATTTTTCAGATTCCAAAATATATGTTTCATATAAATTTAATAAATTTTCATGATTATTCATAATTACCTCTTGACATGATTAATCGCACTGTGTATAATAACTATGTGCTTCTGTGAATACTATTTATGTTGCAATTACTTCTGCATCTGGTGGTTCAGTATATTGTTTTTGCCATGCTTTAACCGCATCTTCGAAACTCATAGTAACATTAAAGAAACCTGATGCAGTTGCATATCTTCTTTTAACATTATCTATATAATTTGTTGTTGACACTTCTGCATCTTGTGCTTGCTCAGTTGTCACTACAATTGCTTTCGATGCTTTATGAACATCCATTAACTCAACACCTAGAATTTTTGATAGTTCAACATAAAAATAATATGTTTCTGCTTGCAATTTTAATTTATTTTTTGGACTCAATACCTTTTTTGTGGTATACCAGTTTCCTTTTTTTGATTTGGTTTTGATTGTTTCAATGTAAGACTCTTTAATTTCAGCAAATGCATCCTTTGAACTTCCAGTAAAAACCCACACTGCTTTTCTTGTTGGGTTTGATTCTCCTGAAGTTTTTGGTGCGGCAAAGTTTGCCAATAATGGTCCGACTTTAGCAAGTAAAGGTTGCGGAGGTGCCTTTATTGCTTTACCGTCAGAAGACAATTCAATTTTAGGAACACTGTTACAAACGTCTTCTGTACTAACATTTGGAGTTTGCAAACTTGCAAGTTTTTCTGCTCCCATGGTTAGTAGTTCATCAATTGTTGGTATTTTATCTAATTCAATACCAATTTCACTAAGAGTTTCATTGATATTAACTCCTGCCTCTTCCATCGCATCACCGAACTCTGCATTGAGTTCTTGTATTGCTTTGGAAAACTCCGCACCTCCTTTTGCTAGTGCTTCATTTAATTTGGTCTGGAAGTCATTAATTTCTGTTGCAGCTTCGGAAAGTTCCTCATTAATCTTTGCTTCCATCTCTGCAATTTTGCTATTGATACTTCCAAGCGCTTCAAAACCTGCTTCCATTGCCTCATTAAGTTCAACTTGGGCGTCAGCAAGGGCATCTGTTAAACTATCGGGTTTTTCGCATGGACTTGACATTTTATACTCCTTAACCTACTGGAGGTCCATCACCTTCGGCATCAATTCCTGCAGTGTATGGGTGTGTGTGTTGAGTATGTGTAATAGTACCAACAGTAATTTCTCCACTGTCATATGTAATATTACCCGTCGCTGCGGTCTCAGTCTTCGTTGTTTGAGTAGTAACATTAAATACATTCTGTCCGAGTTTATATGTATCTCTGATCGCAGAAGTAAAGTTTCCGATTACTGTATGCGACATATTTCCTCCAGAAAATATTGAAGACTCTTGATATGCGATACTTGCGTGTGTACCTGACACAACCTCTGAATGATTTCCTGTGACTGTCTCTGATCTATTGCCGATAATGTTATGTGTCTGATTACCCATTACGCTTAAATTATCATCAACTCCGATATTAGTCGACCGAGATTTTCCTACCTCTGTTTCTTGGTTTTGGTTTACTTTTGTTTGCCACGACGACTTCAGATTGAAACTGGTTTCGCCGTCGACTTCTAAGTGGTAATTGCCTTTGATCAATTCTCTTTTGTTCCCAGTAACCGTGACATTTAAATCACCGTCAATGTAGATATTCTTTCCGTCGAGTACAAGTTCGTAGTCTTTACCTACGATCTTAACTGTGCGGTCACCACCGTCAACAATCTCCTCGAAAGAACCTGATGGATGATACCGATGATATCTTCTCTGCCCTTCTGTATCATCAAACTCTACAACATGTCCAGACTCTGATTCATATACATGATTGAATGGATAAATTGGCATTGCATTTTCATCACCACCAACATATGGTTCAGTCCATGGTGTTTGTGCATAATATGCATCTTCTTTATCTGTAGCAACAGAAGGAATTCTAGGGGGTGTGGCGACATTATATTTTATTTCAGTAGTGTTATCCCCTTCTAATCTACCCGACTCTCTGTCTAACCACCAAGACGATTCACCAAATGTATTTTCTCTCGCACCAAAATTTACATCAGAATCATCAATATACTTTGGATAAGATCCAAGTGGATCGTTGAATCCTTTAGTTGTGTCAGGAAGATCTTTGGGTGCACCGTATACTGTTCCAATTATCATTGGTTCTTGGGCACGTTGACCATCAATAAAAAATCCAACAACCCAAGATCCCTCGACAATCCCTGTAGGAGACTGACCAACACCACTAACTGACGCAGATTGAATTGGATTAACAGGGATCGCCCAAGGCAAATCACTAGTGGGTATTTGATCTTTATCGTCTGTATGATATCCAAAGCACCGCACACGGACTCGTCCTAATTGTACAGGATCATTACGATCTTCAACGACCCCGATAAACCATACGGGGTTTGTTCCTATAAAATTTTTCATTTGCTCTCAATATATTTTAAGAAAGAGATAAGACCATTTTTAAGAGTCTCTTTAGTCTTCTCTTGTTCCGTAATCCGATCATTTAAGTGATCAAAAGATTCCGAATCTTTTTTTCTTTTTTCCAGATTTTTTTGTTTGCTCACTCAATTCTTCCTCGTGCGCAGGTTCTTTAATTTCTTGCAAGAACTCTGGTTCTGTTTGAACTTCTTCTAGTACAGGTTCTACAATTTCTTGAAGCACTTGTGCTTGAGATCGACCTTTTCTTGGTAATGCCATATTACGTCTCCGGTTTGTCTATGATTTTCATTGCGTCTTTCGGAACATT